CTGCGTCTGATCCTCGACAAATATTGGGCTGTTCGAGTGCCCGTCAACCTTGACGACGAAATCCTTCGTGAACTGCGCGGCGACGAACTGCTTCCCATCATCTCCATCCTCGCGGTAGCGCCGGTCATCGTACTGCTGCTTTATTTGCAGCGTGAGGGTTGCAAGTTTTTCGAGTGAATCCTCGACGATCATGGCGCGCTTCTTCACGCGCGAGGAGCCCAAACGCGCAAGCTGGCTCGCGTGGCCGCTCGACCTGACGCCAGACTCGCCTTTGCCTTCCATCACATTATTGATACCCGACGTGTCGTCGAACATCGCATCCAAGCGGTCGATGTCATTGAACAAATCCGCAGGGATTTGGGGAGTCATCTCATCGACTTTCGCTCCCGGCATGTCGGACTGCACCATGCCATCGGGCATATCGAATGCGAACGCGATTTCATCGGTGATGCCCTGAAATCCGGAGAACGACTTTGGCGGCCGAGCTTGCTTCGCCATCATGTGGCGCAACTGCTCCCAGCGCTCATTGAGCAAGTCCTGGATCGGCATCAACCGCTCGACCTCGATGTACCCATAAAAATAGTCGTAGGCGGGCAGCGGGCAAACCTGAACGAACGGCAACTCGCCCTTGACGAAAATGGGTTTCTCGCCCTCACCCAAGACGCGGTCGTAAATAACCACGTAGGGGTCTGCCATCGTGACGATGCGGTAATCGTCCGCCGCGTCATCCCAGACGTACATTTCCTGCATCTCGACCAGCGGCTCGTGCACCTTCGGCATGTACCGATTGATGGTGGCGATGTCGAAATCCATGGTGCCGATCACGTTCGGGCTCGACGCCGAGGTGATGATGCGGTTGAGGACTCCCTCATTGGCGGGCGTCGCCTTGGGTCCCGCGACCACGTGCGACATGATGACCTCGCGTCGCGGATGATTCTTCAACTCATTCGCGAGCTGGGAGCGGGTAATATAATAAGAGTGAACAAGTGCCTCCTGAGATGACAGCATCGGGGAGTCTTCGCGCAGCACCGAGAGATTGTGGGGGTCGACGACATGCGGGCGCACGTTCTTGCCGTCCCAAATCGTTTTGATGAAGGTCGAGCCATAGACCAAGGACCATAGCAGGGCGAGCCCGTACTGGATGTCCATGTTCGAGTTCGTCCACTCATCATTGATGCCGCGATTGATGGGTCCGATCTTCTTGAACTCAAGATCCGACACGCTGACGCCCAAGGCGGTGGAGAAGCGAGTCGTCTCCTGGCTGTACAAAAAACTCGTGAGTTTATCGAGATGCGGATAAATCTTGTTGTACCGCGCCGTGTTGGCGCTGCCGCCATCCGAGCCGTACATATAGTAGTTGCGCATCACCTGATAGAGTCGGCGCCGATCGCCGCGAGACGCGATGCAGGACTGAGCCGTCTGGTCGTAGAATGCCCAGCGCTCCTCCTGTTTGGACGGGATAAGCACTTACGCGTCCGGTAAGGGCGCGCGGTAGGGCGGTGCGGCGTTCACCGTCATGTCGGCGAGCGGCTTGAACAGCGGTTTCACGGAGTCGATGGAGACGCCTGGCTGAACGCCGTGCGGACCAAGGGCGAACGTCTTCGGCTTCTCTCCCTCACGCTGCGACCAGCCGGCCTCGGCGTGATCCACCTGGCCCCAGGTCGGCGCGAAGTTCGGTTTCTTGCGAAGCTGCTGCATCACGGACTCGCCCTCAGCCACGGTCGGGATGTCGGAGAGGCCGTAGGTGCGCGAGAGATTGCGCAGTTCGGTATCCGCCACTTTGGTCGAGCCTGAGCGGAATGCGGGGGCGGTGCGGATTTCCTGGGTCACGAATCGAGGCGAGCAGCCGCGCGGGCATTTTGGCTTGGTGGCCGTAAACTCGCCATGTGCGGCGCAGCGGTATTCCTTGACGATCGCCATGGGGCGAGTGAACACGATTTGACATATCCAGTCAATGGATTCCGCACTGGTGGGCGCCCGGCGGACGCGCTATGCTGGGCGGGTGTGTTGAACGAGACTTGGCGCCGCGTCAAAACCGGCGCCGTTTTTTCGCATCCGGGTCCCAGTCGATCGCCTCAGCGAAGGCACGGCTGAACGACGGCAGTTTCATCGGAGGTGCGGCATGCGGTACGAACCGAAGTTGGCCTGGCGCGGCTCTGATCCGAACGCTCTTCGCAGTCTGGCCTACGGCGGGCGGCCGCGGCGGATCTGTGTAGACCCCATCGACGCGGGCACCGAAGCGCTGCGGCACAATGTACCCGTCAAGAATCTCACGTATTCGAGCGGAGATCCGCACCTGTTCCTTCGGCCAGATCCACGCCGTCGTTAGTCGCCGAGTCATGCTCGACGGGCTTGAGAAACCAAGGGCTCTCGAGAGTCCTGCCACCCCACCATCGGTCCAGCCATAGGCCGGTTCGCGCATCAATGTCTCGATCCATTGCCTTATCTCCTTAAAGCGCATGATGTGCGGGGAGATGATTTCGTGCGGGTGATCACGCGTATACAGACGCCCGTTGCCGCCGTCGACCTTCTCGCTCATCGGCGCTGTGCTGGCTGCTGCTTGACGCCGATCTTCGCCAGGTAATTCGCCACCATCCGGTCGACCTGCCCGCCGGGACCTTTGCCCTCGGAGGCTGTCACCAACTCGAACGTGGCATTCTGCGTCATCAGGCGCGTGCGCTCCTGGTCGTTCCATGTCAGGCAAGCAAGGCACGCCGCAATCACCCGGTCATCCTTCGAGCGGTCAGGAGCGGCCGGCGCCGAGCCGCCCTCGCGCACCACGGACTTCATTTCGTCCAACAGTCCGCGCGAGCGGATCTCAACCATACCGCGCTCGAAATAGTCGCGGTAGGTGTTGAACATACGCTCCTTGAAGTCGTGCCCCATCAGTGTGTGAATCGCGCCGCCGGAGGAATTCAAACTGTCGAGGCGCCGGTACAGGTAGCTCGATATGTTGCGCGTCACTGTCATCAGCGTGCGCGCGTCGCGCCCAGAATTACCCTCGCGCCCTGCGGCGACGAACGCGCGCTTCATCGACTGCAGCTCGCTTAAGACCGATTGTCCGGGGCCGTTGATCTCCAGATTGACACGACAAGGCTCATACGCTCCCGCCAGGTAAGCGAGAACCCACGCAAAGGAATACGTCGCCATGTCCGGGTCCACGAACTCGGCGACTTGGACGAGCCGGTCGGCATAACAACGCCAGACAGAGATGCAGAAGCGATCGGCCCACTCGCTGGACCCGTATGCAGGATCAGCACCCAGGACGTAGACGCCTTTGGGTTGTGGCTGTTCCCATACGAATAGCGTGGCCAGTTTTTGCGGGGTCGCAAGAAGGGTAGTGTCTGAGAAGTGGGTGCCGATTTGGATGCGGTAGTATTGAGGTCGTTCAAGGGTGCGCTCCTTTTTGTAGCCGTCACTGATCGAGGTCGCGGTAAAAAACTGTGAACCGGTGGCGATGAACGCGTGATTTTCGGTGGGCGGGAACTCCTGCATCATGGTCAATTCATCGCCGATTTCTTCGGACTGCTTCCAGCGCCACCACGCCATCTGAGTGTCGTCGATCTCTATCTTATAGAGCGCCTTGACCTCGCGTATCCACTCGCGCTCAGTATCAGTCGGGCGCCCTTTGGGTCCCCAATATGCCTTCCAGACATCGCTGTGTCTCTTCGCGCGATAGAACTCGTTCGCCCACCATGACACGAAGATCGCCTTCTGCGTGACGCTCCGCTTCGCTTCTTCCCACATATCGTAGAAATGATTGAACCCGCGAGCTGTCGATTCCCAGTGGTAGAAGCGCCTCGGGTTCGACTCGGCCAGCGAAGACCTCAACGATTTTAAACCCTCCGGATCGCCCCATGATGAGATCTCCGTTGCGTGCAAAAATGGTATCGCCGCCGAGCGCCCCAAGCCCCCGCCGCCCGTCTTGCGCTGACCCGCGACTCGGTACATTAAGCGCGATTTGTTCGCGAAGATCATCGCGTTGCGGTTGTTCACGAGAATGCGCTGCTTGTACGCATCCGGTAAACCGGAGTAGTACATATCAAGCGTGACCCTGAACTGATCCCGCGAGGGCTCATCGTGCGTGACGAGCATGCCTGACATCGCGCGGTACTTGAAAATCCAAAAGAGGTCGAACGCCAGGCTGATGGTCGAGATGCCAATTTGGCGGCACTTCAACGTCACGAAATTGCGGCATCCCTGTTCCATTCCGGCGGCGATTTCATTGATCGCCATCGTCTGCGTGCCGAGCAGTGAGCGCCCGAGATAGATCTCGCCCTGCTCCTTGGTGTCGATTTTGAGCGCGTTGCAGAATTTATAAAACGCGCGAAGGTCGAACGCCTCGCTCACGGGTTGAGTGCTCCGGGCTCACCCCACGCGATCCGCTCGTGGATCTGCTCGCATTGCAGACACTGAATGGTTCCGCACTTCATCAGATAGAACAGCTCGCTGCCGCAGTGGCAGGCGTACACATACTCGGGCTTGGCTTTCTTGCGTCGCGCCGACTCGATGTCGGTGACTTCACTCACTGCAGGATCAGAGAGCCCGGCTGATGGGTGACTCGCACGATCGCGCGAGAGAGTTTTTCCATCTCCGCGGTGGTCTGTGCCATCAGCGCATTGACGCCGATGAGCGCCTTGCGGACATCTTCGTCGGACACCTCTTTGCTATCCTCGTACACGCCGATGACGACGCCGCGCTTCAACGCTTCATCAAGGTACATGATGGCGCGCAACAGCGGCGAGTAGTCAGGCGCCGCTTCCCCCCGGACGGTGCGCTTCATCTACTCTGCCGGCGCGACACGGGGCGCGGTGCCTTGGTCATCGGCCGCGGGGTCGGGCGCGTGCGCGGACCCACGGTCGGCCGGCGGATCGGGGTGCCTGAGAATCGGGGTGCCATCGCTATACTCCTTCTCGTCGGCGCTCATTTTTTGAGCCACCAGTTGATTCTGCAGCGCGGTCGCCTGCCAATGCCAGTCGTGCACTTCTAGTGCCGCGCGACCGGTGACGCGTTCGTACAATTCCTTCAATCGCCCCATCAGTGAGTGCGCGTCCAAGTCATTCGCGAGCACGATCGCCTCGGGGTGCTCGACCAAGAACGCGTGCACCTCGGCGTTTGTCTTACCCGGCGTCGTCGACATACTTCGCGTCGCGGTATTTCTTATCCTTGATGGCGCGGCCGGGGTTCATGTTGCCATCAGACTCCCCGCGCCCGCCCGAGCCCTGCGATGTGCCGCGGCCCGACACGTTCGACCGCCTGGCCTCTCCTGCGCTTCTCTGCTCGAGTGCCTTCAACGCTTTGCGTCGCTCTGCGGGGCTTGCCTCTTTCGCGCGCGGGCGCTCGCGGCGCACGCTGCCAGGCTCCTCGGTGCCCATCGGTGATCCATAGTCAGCCATCGGCGCTCTCCTTGACCTGCGGTCCTCCTATATAGACCACTTTCGCATCCAAGGGCAAGCGCACCGCGAAGAGCCGCCCGGCCCCCAACGCACATGGCGCGCACGGCTCGCTCAAATTCACGTTGTGCACGCAGAAATTCCCGAGCCGGATCTGGCGCATCGCGGGCACGGCGGCAGGCGCAGCCGCGCCGCGGATCTCCGCTGCCTTCATGAGCACCTGGGCGCCCAACGCCGCGGTGTCGACCTTCGGATCTGCCGCGAGCCCGCGCAGCCAGTGACAGAACTCCACCGGCGTCATGAGCCGAACGCCTGCGCGAGGGTCGCGCCGAAGCATCCCCACACGGCCCAGCCCGCCCAGCGCTGATCGGCAAACAGCCACAGGCCCGCGGTGAGCGCGAGCCCGGCCATCGGTACGTAGTCCATCATGTCGCCCCCTTCCTTAAATTGCACACCGGCGCCAAGAGCTGCAGGTTCGAGGGCCAGTTCGACCCGCCGCGCTTCAGGCTCACGATGTGGTCGATATGATAGCCATGCCTTAATGACCGGCCGCAGCCGCAGGCGCACATCTCGCGTTGGCGGGCCATGATACTCACAATATCTCGCCGCGAAAATCGCCAGGCTGCTCCACGT